TCATCTAAATCAAAACCACGCATATAATCTGGTATGTCTTTTGCCATTATTTTTTACCTCTTCTTTTTCGGTGTTTTTCTAATACTTGTTTTGTTTTTAGTTGTTTGATTGTTTTCTTGCCATACCTATCTGCTAGAGCACTTGTAGGGTGTGCTTCTGCAATTCTTGATAAGTTATCTTTCCAACCTGAATCTGTTTTTAGGCCTCCTGTGCCACTAACTATATTTATTGATTTAATAACCTGTTTTATGTGCGGATTTTGTTCTAAATATGTCTCTCTATCTGACATTGACATATATTCATCATACACTTTACCTGTTTTTTTATTTTCAAAAGTATATGTTGGCATTACTGATAACTCGCATATACAACAAAGACAAGGCACATAATAAAACATATCGCTAATGTATGATTACCTAAATTCCAGGCACTAGAACCTACCGTATCAGGATTTTTAGGGTCAATCATTGCCTGTTTTGTTGTCAAGTTCTTTTTAACTAATTTAGGACCTTGTATTATATCATTACCATATTGGTCTTCAGTTTCAAATAATTGTGGTTGTTCACTCATAGACTTGGTAACTCCGTTCTAAAACACCATAACTCAAATATATCTATTGCAAATATATATCCTAGATAAAATGTTCCTAATAGTACAGCCGCTATAACTATACCAGTTATTAAGTAAGGTGTAATAACACCCCACAAATATCTTAACATATCACTCACTATTGTTTACTCTTAAAAGGGTCTTGTTGTTCAAAATATTTTTTGATAACATCAAGTTGTTCCTTGTATCTGCCAATTGAGTGTATTTCTTTTTCAACAGATTCTATAATATCAGAGTGTTCACCAATCATTGTTGAGTTTTTTAATGCAACTTCAACATTTGCTTTGTGCTTGGCTATTTTACCCTCAGCGTGTTTCTTTAACGCCTCAATCATATTTTGTCTGTTATGCTCTTCTATTGCCATTTTTTTTCTCCTTCAATATTCTACCATAATTTGGCCAACCGAATTTATCAGGTGACTCACCTACATAACGCCATCTTATAACGCCTGTGTTAGGATTTCTTTCGTAAATTTTATGTTTAGATGTATTGTTCTTCTTCATTGCCATAAATTTTACCTTCTTTGTACCAATCTGGTACTTTTGCTGGACTTTTCCAAGTAGCAAATCTTTTCTTCTCTAGTATATAGTAGTTTCTATAACTAGCTACAGCGTCACCATCAACTTTACAATATTCAGGCATTGCTGGTTGTGGGTCTGTTGCAATCTTATTTATTTTTGCATTTTTAGGTGGGTGTCTTAACAACTCACCTAGTTTTTGAATTGTAATATGGTCGTCTGTATGATTATATCTTTTTTTATACTCTTCATTCAAAGCCATCATATGTTTATACAACCACATATAATTGTAAGCAGACTCAAATAACCATATTGTACTAGGGTGTTTTACCCAACCTGCTTTGTATAGTAAGGCGTCTATATTTTTATTAGGGTGTTTCCACCTTTTAATTCTACGACCATTGGCAGTTTTATCATACCACTCTGTACCATCTTGTACTCTATGGCAAGTAGATAATAATTGTGCCGACTCTAAAATCATTTTGACTACGTGTTTATCACAACTCATCTGAGCTGCAACTACCGGGTCTTTATGTAAATAAAATATATTCACTAGTGTATTGCCTTTCTAAAATAGTCCATCTTATCATACTTCTCACATAATGCTTTAAAAGTTTTATACCAAAAGTTTTTACCCCAATCAGTATTTGCTTTCTTACATCTATCTTCAGCGTTTCTAATACGCCTCATCTGTAAATCAGGATGGATTAGTTTATTAATATCATCTGTCATAATCATAGTTCATTATACCTCATAATATAGTTTTTGTCAAGCGTTATTTACCTGCATTGGCACCATTAGTGATAATGGTTCTCATCAACGTGAATTTAGGGTCTTTCCAATCAACCATTTTTTCACATTCTACGTCTGAAATACAGACCGTTTTGGTGCAACCAATTAATGTGCTACTTATTATTAGTAGTATTAATATTCGGGTCATTCCACTCCATTATCTGGTCTAGTTTGATTCGTATTGCGTCAGGATCCAGACCTAAATCCTGAAGTTCTTTAGTTCCCATTTCTCTAAAAAAATCTTCATAGTCTCTATTCTTTAAATCTCTTTTACCTAGTTTACCAAAAAAGTCTTTATAAATTTTTTGCTTATCTCGGTAGTCTTTCGCTCTAGCTTTTGCATTAGCGGCTTCTTTTTGCCAATCTTTTTGGCGTTTTGCATTTTTCTTTTCTTCGTCTTCAATTTTCTTTTTCTCTGCTCTGGCATTCTTCCAAGTCCTTAATGATATGTTAGCTGCTATCAATAGTAATACTGCTAATGGGTCAAATACAAATATTAAAACCATAATTACACCTCTCACGGCGTGGTCAAAATAATCTTTTGCTTCGTCACCATATATTAATTCTGCAATATATTTTATAGGTCCTACTTCGGCCTCTATCTTATCTTGTTCTAATTTTAATTCTGATTTCTTTAATGTTAGTTCACTAATTTTATCACTAGCATTATTGATTGACAAGTTTAATTCGTCTCTCTCTTCTTTTTGTTTCTTACGTTCTTTTAGACCTCTTGATACATATTCTTTATCTATATAAACATCAAGAGCCTTGTCTAATCTATCTAGTGTGTTTTGTGACCTTATAATAATCTTTTGTTCTTGTTCAATCTGTTTATCTATAAGTTCTATTTTTATAGCATTACTTGATGTTGGTTTTACCTGGTCAAGGTGTGCCTTTGATAAGAAACCAAAAATACCCATTGATGTTATAAAAATCAATACAATAACTGCAAAAGTTAGATACATTTTTATGGAGAAAGGCACTAAACTATTACGCCAATTATTATATAACCAACTAGCAGCGACCAGTTTACCAACTTCTAGGGCACTTCCCATAGCAATAATTGGTACAACTGCACCTGCGAATAGTGTTGCTAAACCTACAATAGAATAGCCAGCGGCTATAACAGATATAGATATCGCACTAAAAAATGTTAGTATTATTCCGAACATAGTATTATTTATTACTCTTTAGATGATTGTAGTTTTTCAACTTTGTTCATCATATTAATGACTCTCTCTGAATAATCTTCGGTCGTAGAAAACGCCGTCAATGTTTTGATAAGTTTTTTAGAGTCTAACTTTTGATTTTTTGCCCACATAGCTGCTCTCATTTTTCTAAAGTCTTCATATGCTGGGTGTTCATTTAATAATCTTACATATTCTTTTACAGAATCACATTTAGTTTCAAACACTCTCACACCCCAACCTTGCCACTTATCTACGCCTAATGGTAATAAGTGTGGTGCTGTTGATTTAAATACTCTGATACCAAATAGATTGTTTGCCTCTTTGGCAAATCTTGATTTACCCCAACCAGACTCTAATACTGCCTGACCTACAATCATTTCTATCGGCACTCTTTTATCTGATGGTGTTGTAAAATTTAAATAGTCAACACAATAATTTACTGATTCAACAAATTCTTTTCTATTAGTATATCTCATTTCTGGTGGATATAAACCTAAACTTTGTGCCCATTTAGTATGCTCTTGTCTTAATTGTTCATTTGCCCACTTCTTTGCTAATGGGTTAGGATAAAATGTACCTGCGCCATATACAATTGATAATATTAATACAGACCATAATATTTTTTTAGTCCACGACCAGACAACTGGTAATTTTTTACTTACTTCGTTTTTTATTTTCTTTACCATACTACCTCTTTATTGCGTAATATTCATAACCTAATATAGTGGACGCCTCTTGTTCACCATACTCTGACCAAGTACCAACTTCTATTGGTTTCATACGTTTCTGTACGAATACAACATTTGGATTATTGTTCATAATCTTTGCCATTTTTTTAAATATTTTTTCTGATTGTTTTTCGGTAAAATTAGCCGCTACATCTGTAGCCCAATTACCAGTATAGTAGCATAGTTTTTTTTCTTTGCTATCTTCAAACCTCTCTAGTTTGATAGGCACATTATTGATAATGTGCTTTAAATGATGGTCTAGTTCTTTTGTCTTTCTCATTATATAAGTTTCCTCTCACTTGTTATAACCCTAAACCAAGGGTTTTGGCCTTCTTCTCAAACGACCAAAACAACTCATTGTGGTTTCCTGTGTCGCCCAAATTCTGCATTTGATATAGGTGTACCATTTCGTGGCACAATGTATCAAGAAAGTATTGAAAGTTAGGATACTTTGGTAACATTTCAAGATGGTATCTTCTAGTACCTTTTCTCTTCCACTCCAATATGTTGACTTGACCGACACATTTTTGTCTCGCCAAGTTCTTGATTTCAACTTCGTTAAATGGTGATAATTTGCCACCAAACATTCCTTCGTTGATGACTTTAAAATATTTTTTGATTGCTTTGTAGGTAGTTTTATATTGTCTCTCGCCAGAAGCATTTACACCTCTTTTGATGAGTTTTTTGACTTTGAGTTTTTTACTTGTAAGTTTTGGCATATGTTATTTACATTCATAGGAGCTACCTTCAAGTAATTTACATTTATATACTCTGTCTGATTCTTGTCTCAATTCTGAAGCAATACCTTCAAGAATATAGGGTAAATGTTTTTGTAAAACAAAAGACATTTCTGTAGCAAAGTTGTATGCCAACTTATGCATTTCTGCCTCTAGTACAGAGGTGTCAACAGAACCGCCATTCACTTTAGTTTGTATAATGTGACCTATAACAGCCGTGTTATACTCATTTGCGTCTGCTCTTGTAGCGTTAAATATGGCATAAGACCATATATAAAACACAAAGAACATAAAAATCAACTTTTTCATAATGTATTTCTCCTATATCAATATTTATAGGGTCAGTATATACCACCGGTGCGATAAAGTCAAGCACTTTTTTGTCAATAAAATCAACGTTTTTTGTGAAAAATGTTCTATTTTTGTTCTGGTTTTACAAAATTTTCATTCCAACCAAACGCTTCTCTGACTACTGATTCACTTAAACCTTTGTATACCTTATTTAATTTCTTATCTTTCATATTTAATAAGACTTCCGCCTCTTCTTTATGAAGACCCTCTAATATTTGAATATACATAGTTTCTTTTTGTGTTTTTGTGGTTTCGGGGTCAGCACCATCTACAAAATGCCACAATCTTTTTGCCTCATTTTCTAATAGAGTGTGTTCAGTTCCCTTTGGTGCTTCGTTAGCCATATATGGTGGTGTACCAGTTGGCAATGACCATTTAATATTAGGGTCAAATGCACCTTTTAAAACCATTCTCAAAGCAGATGAATCATTATCTTTTAAGACTTGAATCTTCTTTGCTTTATCTTTAGCGTTATTAACTTTAGTTAGAATTTCTGAAATCAACAATT